TATGATGCGCTACGTATGCACATTCAGTGTATAGATGATGATGATATTATAGATGTATGTCACAATATTATTAGTAAGATGCACATACATTGTATAATGAATCCGGATGAAGTATGAATTATAAAGTATAAAGAATTAAGAATGAATCAATAGTAGTTCTTAATTCTTTATACTTAATCCTGAGTATAAAGAATTACTCAGGATTGAATGTAAGTTATTGTCAGTGGTGTGGTTTATTCTTTACATTCAGTCCTGTCTAATTCTTTATACTTAGTGTTGTTTAATTCTTATTATTCAAAACTGTTTAATAAGATTCAATCAGTACTGTTTAATTAGATTTAATCAGTACTGTTTAATTCTTTATAGTAACTGCCCCCCCGTGTGCCAATCGCCACACTGTCCCGATTTTGGCAGAATGCCCGCCCATGGCGCTCCGATGCTGTAGGATTAACTCAAGCGGGACACCGGTTCCCGCACCGCTCTCAGATCATGTCAACCGCTACCACCACCGCCGCCGCCATCGCCATGGGCGAAGTCGATACGCTCGCCGGTCGCCTTGCCACCGCTGACGCTGACCTTGCCACCGCTAAAGCGGAGTCTGCCCGCTTGCGCGGTGAGATTGCCTCCCGCATGGAGATTGCTGGCGTTAAATCACACCGTACCGCGTGGGGTTTGATTACACTTGCAGATTCTAATTCTTACACTTATTCTCACAATGTTATCACGCTTCAGATTCAATTAGAGGGAGCGCGTGAGATAGAGCGTAAAACTGGAATCGCTGAAGTTGCAACTAAAAAGTCGCTTAAAGTTACCTACTCTAAGTGATACAAACGGGGGAGCAATCCCCCTCCTTAATTAACACAAACCCACCTAAACTTTCAAAACAAAATGACAAGTTCAACTGCATCTTTTGTGATTAAGTATCAGATACCTTACCCAACTTATCCGCTGTTGGAGGAGTGGAGAACCCAATCTTTCGCCACTAAAGTAGAAGCGGAGCGCATGATTCGCTTCTATAAATCATGCGGAAGTCCTGCATCTTTTGTATAATTGTTGTTAGTTAGTGAGGGCACTAAGTATAAACAACTGTGCTCTCACTAATTATCAGTTAGCAAAACGGTATCAACCGATACCGTTTAATGGTTGCCAGATCGGATCGGATCCTGTAGAATTTAAAAGTCAACCAAACCACTGCCATCATGATCGCCACCGCCGCCCCTGCCCGCCCCGCTGCTATCAATTGGCAGCGGCGCCCAGCGCCCCCTGCCCGATGGTATAGAGGGGTGCAATTTATCCGGCATTGTGCCGCTGACGGAACCCATAAATGGGTAATGACAATACCCGTTCAGGGACCGGGGTTCCCAGATATGCAGTCCGCGGCGCGTTGGTGCCGCCAGCATGGGATCCAGGATCCATCATGGCGCCGGGGAATGTCTGGGAACCCCAGCAATTGGTAGACCTTTGGGGCGGTAGATCCGCCCCTTTCTATGGTAGAATTTAAAAGTCAACCAAACCACTGCCATCATGATCGCCACCGCCACCGCCACCGATTCCCTGATCGACCGCGTGATCGCTGACCTCTCCCGCACCAACCCGCAGGCAGCGGCAAACCTAGAGTTTGACCTCGCCAACGGCGAACCCGTCGCCGCACAAACTTTCACAGTAATCGCTCGCGGCGAATCTATCACTTTCACTTCTACACTTTCTGATGCGAAAGTGTTAGAAACTCTACGCGGGTTGCGCTCATCTTTCGCCCAGGATCTTGCGCGTAAGTTTAATAAACTGTCGCCCGCACAGTATGCTTGGGCACATAAATTAGCAGTTGATGCTAACACTCCCGCCGTGGTTGATAACAATCAACCCTCACAATTCGAGGCATTATTTAATGCTTTCGAGGCGGCAAAGTCTAAGGGTGCTAAGCGTCTCACCCTACGATTCGAGGGCATTAACATCAAACCAAACCGCGATCTTACCGCGCTGTGGGTTACGTCTCAGACAGAATCTGAGGAGGGTGATTATGGTTTAAAACCCAAATATTTGGGCAAAGTAACTAGAACCTCGATTGATTCTAAATTCTCAGATACAGTTAGGGAGACTGTCTTAGTCGCCGCCAGTGATCCTATCAGTGCCGCAATCCGGTACGGTAAGGTATCAGGTTCCTGCTCATGTTGCGGTAAGGAGTTAACAGTTAAGGAGTCAATTGATAGGGGGATTGGTCCTATCTGCGCCAGAAAGTTTAACTGGTAACTAACACCGGGGGAGGCGAAATCCTCCCCCTTAAATGTTAGTTAGTGGGGCGCAGTTCTTATTAGATTGCGCCCCTATTCGTGATTGATCAGTATATCTGATCGGTCCATTCGTTCGTATTTGCAGTCCTTATGGGTCGCGGGGATGGCGCGGGGCGATCCCATGGGTTAAAACTTTAGGGTCCTTCCCAATCTATAAACGACCCAGATCGACCTCTATATATCACTCTCTATAAAAATTCCGCGCCCCATAAAAATTCTCCCAGACCCACACAAAAATCAAAAATAATATATAAATTGAAATAGCAAATTTAAATACAAAAAGATGAAAAAAAATTCCGGGGAAATTTTTGAGTCCGTACAGGTCGATCCAATCAGTGGCGACTATTACCTCATAATTCCGGAGAGTATCGCCAATGATCTCTCATGGTACGAAGACACTGAGATTAGTTTTAAAGTCGAAGGAAATGATGTAATTCTCACAGAACGTACAGATTGACAATTCATATATAATGAGTTATGATACTTTAGTAATCACTTGAAATTTAATGGAGTTGATTGAACGAATTAATAAAAATCTTCCAGATATTCTCAATGAAAATCATTGTTGGATATGGAATGGAACAAAAGATAAAAATGGTTATGGAATAATTTCACATAATAAAAAATTATTTAAAGTTCATCGTTTACTGTATGAAATTCATTATGCAGAACCATTAAAATCATTACATTGCCTTCACAAATGTGATAATCCTTCTTGTGTAAATCCATTACACTTACTTGCAGGAACAAACTTAGATAATGTAAGAGATAAAGTCAATAAGGGAAGATGTTATACTGGATACCAAAAAGGTGAAAGTAATGGATCATCTAAACTCAAAGATGCTGATGTAATTGTAATTAGGAAGTTGTATAAGAGCAAAAATTATACAACTATTAAACTTGGAAAGATGTATAAAGTTCATCGCTCCACAATTTCTCACATCGTAAACAACAAAACTTATACGCATTTATTAGAGAATTAATTAAAATGGCTCGTGGATTTACAGTAAAAGCAAAGGCACCAGTTGCCGGAAATAGCACAGAAGAGTGGGATTATAATCTCGCCAAGGAACTAGTAAGGGGAAAGTCAGTTGTATTTTGCCTTCCAGGTCGTGGAGTTTCTTATACTTACCTGAAGAGTTTTGTACAACTCTGTTTTGATCTTGTACAAGCAGGTGCAAGTATTCAAATCTCTCAAGATTATTCATCAATGGTCAACTTTGCCCGGTGCAAGTGTCTTGGGGCAAATGTTCTCAGAGGCCCTGATCAAATTCCCTGGGACGGTAAACTAAATTATGATTGGCAACTTTGGATCGACTCGGATATTGTCTTCAATACTGAGAAGTTCTGGCAGTTGATTCTCATGAACAAAGATATCGCCGCCGGGTGGTATGCAACCGAAGATGGTGTAACTACATCCGTCGCGCACTGGTTGGAAGAAGATGATTTCCGCAACAATGGGGGAGTCATGAATCATGAGACCGTAGAAAGTATCTCCAAGCGTCGTAAGCCCTTCACCGTAGATTATACGGGTTTTGGATGGGTTCTGATTAAGAACGGCGTATTCGAGCACTCTGAGATGAAGTATCCTTGGTTCGCGCCCAAGATGCAAGTATTCGACTCAGGAGATGTGCAAGATATGTGTGGGGAAGATGTTTCATTCTGTCTCGATGCAAAGGAAGCAGGATTTGAGATCTGGTGTGATCCTCGCATTCGCGTTGGACACGAAAAGACTCGGGTGATCTGATGACCACGAAGTATCATATCCTCATTAATAAAAGTAAGATTTACACAAATCTTACAGAGGAACAATACTTCAATATTATGGAGGACCTGGCAGATGATTTCTATCAGACAGGTTCTCCAAATCCAAATGAAATTGAAACTGAAATTTTTGAAGAAACTGAGGTAACTGAAAATGGCTAAGTCTCATAGTGATATTCAATCAATCCCAAAGAAATCCCTTCAAGGAAACGGGGATCATACGAAATACTCCGCTACGTCTCGTAATAAAGCTAAGAAGAAATCCAGAGGACAAGGAAAATAGAATATAACCAAGGCGGGCAGAGGCCCGCTTTTTTATGCAATAAATACTCAGTTATTTGTCACCACAGAATTGGAAAAATTTTCAATGGGCAGACATCTTCTATTAGAGGTGTACGAAGTTAACTCCGATCTTATCAATGATGCAATTGCTCTTGAAAAAGTAATGGTTGATGGAATTCAATTTGCTGGAATGACAATCTTAAATATTTTTAGGCATTGTTTTGTTCCCCAAGGATGTACCATTGTAATCGCTCTTTCCGAAAGTCATGTGTCGTGCCATACTTGGCCGGAAGAGGGTTGTGTGGCAATAGATGTTTATACCTGTGGTGAAGGTAATCCAAAGTTTATTGCACTAGAACTATTAAAATACTTAAAGTCAACTACCTATTCTTTGCGCGAAGTAAATCGTTAAATATGATTAGGAGATAGCAACCTCCTTCATAAAAGTTCTGTTTTTACAAAAAACAGGAGCTAAAATGTCAAATTTACCGGTAGATAGAGATTCAGATTACATGAGAAAGATGTGGGGAACCACTAGATTGGTTACTGATTATGAAAAACCAAAGACCATTCAAGAAATCATGCACGATGAAATTCCATCAAGAAAGAAATATTTGAAAGAGCAACAGGAATTGCATGAAAAAATTCGTAATGATGAGGACTATGATGATTGGGAATATGGTACAGAACCATCCTATGGTTCTTCCTGGAAATGAGCATAAATAAAATATAGAAATTTTATTCCCGAATGGTAGTACAAAGGATATCTAGATCATTTAAAGATATTAGTCTATCCTTTGTACCTCATCCGGTGACAAAGGATCTACCTATACTTAAAAATGAAAGAGCGATTATCAGATCAATTCGAAATCTGGTAGAAACAATTCCAACAGAAAGATTTTTTAATTCTCTTATTGGATCCGATATTCGCTCTAGTTTATTTGAATTTGTGGATTATGGTACTGCATCTATTGTGCAGAATCAAATTAAAACCACAATTACAAACTATGAACCAAGAGTCAATAATGTTAAGGTGTCCGTAAATCCTAAACCAGATGATAATGCATTTGAAGTTACTGTTATATTTGATATTATTGGACAAGAGATTCCAACACAGCAATTCACATTCTTATTAGAGGCAACCCGATAAAATGCCTTTTACTAAATTTACCAATCTAGATTTTGATCAGATAAAGACATCCATCAAGGATTATCTTCGTGCTAACTCTACATTCACGGATTTTGACTTTGAAGGGTCCAATTTTTCTGTACTATTAGATACCTTAGCATATAACACATATATTACTGCATTTAATTCAAACATGGTTGTAAATGAATCCTTTTTGGATTCTGCAACTCTAAGAGAAAATGTAGTCTCACTTGCAAGAAATATTGGATATGTTCCACGTTCTAGAACTTCTTCCAAGGCTATTATATCATTCGGTGGTACAGTTTCTTTGGAATTATCCACACCAACAATTACTTTAAATGCGGGTTTAGTTTGTGTCGGAACTGCAGATAATACATCATATACTTTTTCAGTACCAGATAACATTACTCGTCCAGTAGTAGATGGTATTGTAAAATTTGATAATATTGAAATTTATCAAGGAACATTTCTAACAAAACAATTTGTAGTTGATGGATCTTTGGATCAAAGATTTCTTTTGGATAATCCGAATATTGATACATCCACAATTTCAGTTTATGTTAAGGGTATCAATGATAGTGGACTTGGTTTAGAATATTCTTTGGTCGAAAATATTCTGAATATCAATTCAACGTCCGAAATCTATCTAATACAAGAAGTTCAAGATGAGAAGTATGAACTTCTCTTTGGTGATGGAAGATTTGGTAAAAAATTGGAGAATAATGCAGTTGTAACAGTTCATTATATTGTAACTAATGGTTCCGAAGGAAATGGGTGTTCAAATTTTTCTTTTCAAGGAAATTCTAGATCATCCTTAGACCAACCAGTATCATTAAGAACAGTAACGGTAACAACAAATCAGCCTTCTCAAAATGGTGCAGAAATTGAGGATATTACTTCAATCAAATATTTTGCCCCAAGAATTTATTCTGCACAGTACAGGGCAGTAACTGCAAGAGATTATGAAGTAATTATCAAAAAAATATATCCAGATACTGAGTCTGTTGCAATTATTGGTGGTGAAGAATTGGATCCCCCAGAATTTGGTAATGTCATTATTAGCATTAAACCTAAAAATGGAACATATGTTTCAGATTTTAATAAAGAATTGATTAAAAGTAAACTAAAGCAATATAGCATTTCTGGAATCAATCAAAAAATAATTGATCTCAAGATACTATATGTTGAAGTCGATTCTTCAATTTATTACAATACATCACAGATATCTTCGATTGAGGATTTGAAGAGTAAAGTATCAAACTCTTTGACAAAATATTCAGAATCATTAGACTTCAATAAATTTGGAGGAAGATTTAAATATAGTAAAGTACTTCAAATCATTGATAATACTGATAGTGCAATAACATCAAATATTACTAAAGTTAGAATAAGAAGAGATCTTAAGGCAATAACAAATCAATTTGCTCAATATGAAATATGTTTTGGAAATAAATTTCATGTCAATCCTGAAGGATATAATATAAAGTCTACCGGATTTAAAATTTCTACAGAAGTGGATACGGTATATCTAACCGATATTCCTAATCCCGATAATTTGACTGGAATATTATCAATTGTTAAACCAACCACAATTGAAGGTAAAGTTCAGGTTGTTGTAAAATCTGCAGGTACTATAGATTATACGAAAGGTGAAATTAAGTTAGGTACTGTTAAGATTGTTTCAACAAGTTTATCAAACGAGATTATTGAAATTCAAGCATTTCCTGAATCAAATGATGTGATTGGATTGAAAGATTTATATTTGGTTTTTAATACTTCAAAAAGTTCAATAAATATGGTTAGAGACGTAGTTGCTTCTGGTGATGAAATATCTGGAACAGTATTTTCTAGAGATTTCTATACGTCAAGTTATCCAAATAGTAATCTGATAAGAGCATAGTATGATAGGGACTGGGTTTGAATCTAGAGTCAAAGTACAACAAATAATTCAAAATCAACTTCCAGAATTTATACTGGATGAGAGCCCTAATACGGCAGAATTTTTAAAGCAATATTATATTTCTCAGGAATATCAGGGAGGACCTGTAGATATTGCTGAGAATCTAGATCAGTACTTAAAACTTGACAATCTTACTCCAGAAGTTATTATAGGTAAAGTTGGACTTACTACTAATATTGATTCTAATGCAGGAATTATTACAGTAACAAGTACAAAGGGATTTCCTCAAAAATATGGTTTAATTAAAATTGATGACGAAATTATTACCTATACCGGAATAACAACAAATACATTTACCGGATGTATTCGTGGATTTAGTGGGGTTACTAATTATCATCAAGATTTAAATTATGAAGAATTAGTATTTTCTGAGTCTGAGAAGGTATCACATACCAAAAATACTTCAGTAGAAAATTTAAGTTCACTATTTTTAAAGGAATTTTATAAAAAGTTAAAATCATCATTAACTCCAGGATTGGAGAATAATGATTTTGTTTCTGATTTAAATGTTGGAAACTTTATAAAAAATGCAAGATCATTTTATCAATCTAAAGGTACTGATGAATCTTTTAGAATTTTATTCAATGTTCTCTATGGAGTAACACCAAAAGTAGTAAATTTAGAAGAATTTCTAATTAAACCATCCTCCGCAGAATTTATAAGAAGAGAGGTTGTGGTGGCAGAAAGAATTTCTGGAGATCCTACAAAATTAGTTGGACAGACTATTAAAAAATCTACAGATACCATTACTAGTGCATCAGTATCCGAAGTAGAAACATTTACTAGAAAAAATAAGCAATATTTTAAAATTTCACTTTTTGTTGGATATAATGAATTTTCTGCGGTAGAAGGTAATTTTACAATTACACCAAATACAAAATGTTTGGAAGATGTTCAAATTGGATCTTCCATAATCAGTGTAGATTCTACAATAGGATTTCCAAAATCTGGAACTCTTTTTTCTGGAAATAATGTAATTTCATATACAAGTAAAAGTATTAATCAATTTTTTGGTTGCAGTGGAATTAAATATGCAATTTCATTGAGTGCTGATATAAGATCTGATGAGATTTATTATGGGTATGAGGATGGTGATGTTACTAATGTTACTAAAAAGGTAGAATTTCGGTTGACGGGAGTATTATCCAAATTTAAACAAATTTCAGAATCTTTAACTGTTAGTGAGGGTGATGAAATTTATGTCAAAAATCTTGGCGAAATTATTAAAAATCCATCAGAAAATAAATCATATAAACAAATTTTTGCAAATTCCTGGATATACAATACAAGTTCTAGATATAAAGTAACTAGCATAAATGGATCTGCATTCGTATTAAGTAGTTCAATTGATAAGTCCAGTTTAAAAGTCGGAGATCAAGTAGAAATTGTTGAAAGAGGTACTAATAATATACTTTCAAATCCATTAAATTTGCCTTATGTTTCAGTAATTGTTTCTGATACACAAGTCAATTTAAATAATCTTTCTGGATTTGTTGTAAATGATAAGGAAGAATATGATTTAAGAAGAAAGATTAATAAGGCAAGCAGTTCAGTAGTTCCTATTGAATTTGGAAATAATGCAATTATTTCTGATATACAAAATGTATATAATCAAAATGATGAGTATATGTATGTTGCATCAAATTCATTACCATCAAATAATAATGGATTAACAATTCCCTATACATATCAGATAACGAAAAACATTAATACTGTTAATGTTAGTGGATTGAGTGATCAGATTTCTAGTGGAAGATATTCTACATTATTATTCAATGATACTGTACCATTCATAAATGGTGATAGAGTTTATTACTCTCCCCCAGAAAATTCTACTTTGGATCTGGAAACTGGGAGTTATTATGTTCAAGTATTGTCGCCAGGAAATAAGATAAGATTATATGGATCAAAAGCATTTGTTGGTGGAAATCAAAATGTAACTTTTGCTAATGTCAATTTCACATCCGAAACACATGAATTGGTATTGTATTCTCAAAAGTCATCAGAAATATCTGCTCAAAAACTTCTCAAAAAATATCCATTAAATCCAAATATTAAAAATGGTGGTAGTGAGGTGACGATTCCTGGGTCGATTGGAATGTTAATTAATGGTGTTGAGATTAAGAATTATAAATCCGATAATAAGATTTACTATGGTCCATTAGAATCGGTTAGTGTATTGAATGGTGGAAATAAATATGATGTTATCAATCCACCATTAGTTACTGTATCTTCTGGAGAGGGAATAACTGCATTAGTTCAACCAGTAATCAGTGGAAGCATTGATAGAGTTTATATTGATAGTCAGGATTTTGACATTGGTAAAATAATTTCAATTGATGTAACTGGTGGAAATGGTGGAGGAACTAATCTAGAACCAATAATTAAAAAGAGAGCACGAGAAGTTTATTTCGATGCCAGAATGACTAAAGGTATTAATATTTCAAATGATACAATTCAATTTTTAACCAATCACAATTTTACAAGTGGTGATCCAATAATTTATAATTCAAATGGAAATTTGCCTTTGGGAATAGGAACATATTTGGGATCAAATCAAGATCAAAATAAAACTTTAACAAATAATGCTACTTATTATGCAAAAGTTGATAACAGTAGTACAATAAGATTATACTCAACTTTTTCAGATTATTCTTCAGGAATTAATACTGTTGGATTTACCACAACAAATACTTCAGGTATTCATAAGTTTATAACCATATCAAATAAAAACACTCTTTCAGAAGTTAAAGTAATTAGTGGTGGAAGTGGATATACAAATAGAAAATTAATTGTAAATCCAACGGGAATATCTACAATTAATCATACCATTAGTTTCAATAATCATGGATTTAATGATGGAGAACTAGTTGTATATAATTATCAAACATCGACAATATCCGGAATTTCAACCACAAATCAATATTATATTTTAAAATTTGATAATAATTCTTTCAGATTATGTGATGCTGGAATTGCGGGTACAAATAGAACTAATTACATTAGAAAAAATTATATAAAATTTTCTTCTATTGGATCTGGATATCAGTATTTCAATTATCCAAAAATTTCAGTTTCTATACAATATTCTCCAGTAGGAATTGAAGATTCTATACAATCTATTACTGCAACTCCAGTAGTTAGAGGGAGTATTATTGATGCATACCTATATGAGAGTGGGACGGGATATGGATCGTCAATATTAAATCTTCATAAAAAACCTATTATAAAAATAAAGACCGGAAAAGAGTCTCAAATAAGTCCAGTTATTATAAATGGATCAATTTCTGCAGTAAATGTAAAATACGGAGGATATGAGTATTATTCAATTCCAGATTTAATTGTGGAAGATTTTAGTGGATCTGGATCTGGAGCAGAACTTAGAGCAATTGTAATTGACAATAAAATTAGATCAGTAAGTATTATAAATCCTGGAATTGGTTACTCTAGTTCATCAACTACTGTTAAAGTTGTACCTGCAGGATTAAACGCAATTTTTGACTCAACAGTTAGATCCTTAAGAGTAAATAATGTTGAAAGATTTGGAGATGAATTATTAATTGAATCTGATAATAAATTGCAATATTCAATTTGTGGATATTACAATACTCTAAGATTGTCTCT